ATCCTCCTGTACGTAGATGCCTGCATGGCACGAGACTCGGCCTTCTGGCCGCACTCATAAGCAATGCACGCAGGCATCGTCGGATATTCGACGAACGGGAAGCCCTTCTGCGCGGGCATGTCCCTCAACGCCTCACGGTACGTCATCACCTCCGCACGCTCCTCGTCGGTCAGAGCCTCACGAGCAGACTTCGCTTCCTTCTGCACCGTCATGTCCGTCAGTTGGACGTAGCAGTCCGTGTCAGAGATGCGGGCATTGCGCTCAGCCCGAACTTCGGCTGCATATCGCTCAGTGACAAAAGCATCGTCGTTCTCAGGCAGAGCAGCGGCGGCGTAGTAGCCACCGTCAGCAGAACGGAAGAGTTCACCCGGACGCTCCTTTGCAGTCACCCACGTCAGGACACGACCGTCAATCTCCTCGTCCTTGCACTCATACCCATTGGCACGAGCCCACTCAAGATCGAGCGGATCGACATAGCAGTGCACGAAAGGACTGACACTGTGCGCCATCACCTCGCCATTCCTGTCAAGAATGACATAGCCGCCTACTGGAGAAGACAGAGCCTCGTTCAGGTATTCGGCTTTCATTTCGGAAAGAGTTTTCATTCTTTGATCTCCTCCTTTTTCTTCAGTTTTTCTACTTCGGCCTCAAGCTCACGAATACGGTTTAGCAAAATCGCTGAAAGCACCAAGGGGTATCTGAGGCCGAGCTCATCGATATAGAAATCCTTCGGCATCTCCTCGTTGAGCTTATCGGCCAGCTTTTCGACCGCGGAACAAAGCAACTCATATTTAATATTCATCTCAGCTCCTTATTGCGGCACGGTACCGCCGAACTCAACGATCAGTTCTTTCAGCGCAGTCTCAAGCTCGGACGTATCCACCTTCTGTGCAAGGCCTGCAGTGTATGTCGAGGTATCCACCTTCTGTGCAAGGCCTGCAGCTAGGTCAGCCGCCATGGCCACCTTATAGCCGCCAGGCGTAGCCCCGTCCATCAGGTGGATATTCCACTTGGACGTATCCACCACGAGCTGTTTCGGAATGCCTGTGTAAGCCTCGACCTTCTCTGTCGTATCGCCCATCTGGGCGAATCGCGTTGGTTTCGTCGCCATTACGTCGTGCTCCCTAAATCAATGTCGCCATCAAAGTCGGCGATCGTTATCTTGTCCTTGGCGGACAGCGCGCCTAGTGTCGGTTTGCCGGTAATGCCCGCCCACGTCGTAGTGCCCGCCGGCCCCGTTGGACCTCGCTCACCCTGGATGCCCTGATCGCCCTTCGGGCCTTTGATGTCGCCACAGTCGACCCAAGCGCTTCCGCTCCACGAGTAGAGACGCGAGCCGACCATGTAGGCGTCGCCCAGCGTTCCGGTCGGATGTTGCTCTTGCAACTCCTCGAGGGACGGGAAGCTACCCTTGATCGCGAGGGCCGCGCCAGTTTCGCCCTTCGGTCCCTGTGGACCTCGAACGTTTGCAAGCCTCGCTCCAACCGTGAACGTGCTCGATGCGATCGACGCGATCTGGAAGACCTCACCATCAGGATCAATCACCGTGTCACCGACCTTCACATTGGCAGAAGGCGTGAGCGAGGTAAGCGCCGCAGTGCCGCTGGCGCTCACGTTTGTCGACGTGAGCCGAACTGCGAATGCGGCCACCTTGGCAGACTCTGCCGCGGCCTGCGCGGACTTTGCCGCCTCGCTTGCCTTGGTCCCCGCGTCCGACGCCTTCTGCGTCGCAGTGGTTGCCGCAGTCTCGGCCTTGCCCTGCGCCGTCACGGCAGCAGTCTTCGCAGACTCTGCACCGGCCTTGGCCGTATCGGCTCCTGCCTTCGCAGTCTCCGCCGCCTTCAGAGCGTTCGATGCAGCGGTAGCCGACTTGGCTGCGGCATCAGCTTGCGCCTTTGCGTTGGCCGTTTGAGTAGCGCCGGCCGCGTTGACGGCGGCAACTTGTGTCGTGCCGGCATTCACCACCAAACCGACCTGCTTGGTGCCCTCGGCAGCCACAACCGACTTCTGCGAGGAGCCTTCCTGCGTAATCTGATCGATGGTGGTGGAGCCCGCATTCTGCACCGCAGTCACCTGCGTGCTGCCCACAGACTGAATGTTCCTCACGCCCGCCGCAGTCGCGTCCATCACCTCCTGCAGGAGACCACTGGTGGAGCTTTCAGACTGCGCGGCCTGGTCGGCGTAATACTTAGCGCCATAGAGCTCGCCTTCCACCGGGGCCGTCGTCTGCGTGGCCCACTTCTTTGCGAGAGCATTACTTGCCTCTGCACCGGCTTGCGCCTCGAGCGCGGACGCATTGGCGGCCTCCGCGCTCTTCTGCGCCGCTTGAGACAGCCGAACGTTTTCAGTCGTTGTCTCGACAGCATTCACCGCCGTCTCAAGGTCTCCACGATCGATGGCGTCGGCTACTTTGTTCACGTCATCGATGTTGATCGCAACCGTGTGGATGTTGCCGTCAACAACCTCGATGTCGCCAACGATCTCATCCGTCGTGGAGCCGCAGTCCCAGTCGCCGTCGCCTACTACCTTGCCGACAAGGTCAGTCGCGACGGTCTCGACGTATGGCATACCGCCAGACACCGTCACGACATCCTCGATCTTCTCTACCACCTTGGAGACTTCGTAGGACTTGCCGGCAACCTCGACAACCGCATCCTTGATGCCGGCAACGGTCTTCACGTCCTCAATGGCCGTACCTGTCGCCACCACAGGCTCGATGTTGTCGGCCACGGTCTTGATCTCGTCCTTGAACGGGACGATGACGGTGGCCGCTTCGGCATATTCCTTCGTCTTCTCTTCGGACTTCTTCGCCTCTTCGGCAGACTTCTGAGCGGCATCTGCGAACTGTCGAGCGTCGTCTTGTGCGGCCATCAGCTTCTCAATCAACTGTTCCGGCGTACTGTCAGACGTTGGCGGAACTGACAAGGTGCGGCCAAGGCGCTCGACGAGCTGCTGGATCTGCACAACAACTCGATCCATCGCCTCATTGATGATCTCAGGCGGGAACCTCGAGTAGTTCGTCAGTTGCATATTCTGCGTGTAGGCAACGGCAGACCCAACGACAAAGATGTTCCCCTTGACAATCGGCGTCGTCAAGACAACCGTGCCACCAGGCGTAGCAGTCTGGTCCGCATTCATCTCGACGGAATAATCCTGCCCATACACAAGCATTTTTGCCTGCGCTTCAGGATCATCAGCCGTGGCGACATACACGTCAGTCTTTTCAAAGATGAGAAAGCCGAAAGGCAATCTCGACTGTCCCTCTGACGTGAACGGCCCAGCTAATCTTTTGACGTACTCGATCATAGAAAATGGCTCCTTAGTGGGGCCATCTTCGTATGATTGGGCGAACACACGCGCACTAGTCTTGCGGAGGCGATACGACCCTTGGGGCTCTGGATGGAACCATCTCCGTCCTGCCCCAGTAATAACCCTGTCCCGTTCCCCGTCTCATCTTGGTTTCCATGCGCTGCAGATATCCGGGCGACAGATAGTCCTGAACCTCGTTCATGAATGCACGATCAATCACAGCCGATGTGTACCAGAGATTGACGAAAGGCGTGTGCGACCTGACAAGCCTGACAGCGCGGGCCCCAGGCTTCGTCTCCTTGTCGTAAATCGCGCTACCGGCCATCGATGTCAGCAAGTCTGACGCATCAACCACCGTCCCGACGACCGGACCTGCAAAGTTGGTAAGACCGGACATCGCACCATAGCGCGCATCCTCACTCAAGCCGTTGACGATCCAGTCTCCAAGGAAACCCAATCCGCCGCCCTTCGTGAACGCCTGCATCCAGAAAGCCTTGTTCTGAAGCGAGACCTCCATGTCCTGCAGATCCTTACCGTTGAGAAGGTTCTGCACCTGCAGTGAGATTGCACCGAAGATGGTAGTCGCAACGAAGATGCCGGCAGCGTAGGATGCTTGGTCGACCCTATTGCCATACTGGCCCAAGAAAGCCGCTCGACGGTAGTGGCGCTCCATCATCGCAATCGGGAAAGACTTGAAGAGGAAGAAGGATCGATAGAGCTCACCCTTGATCGTCCCTCGCTTGAAGCCGCCTGTCGTCTCAGCACGGGTAATGAGGTCAGGACCAAGCGACGCCATCTCGGACTCATTGACGATGAAGCCGATCAACTTGCTCGGAAGCATATCAATCTCCTCCTGAGTAGCTCCGTTGAGTGCACCCTCGCTCAGTCTTTTCAGCTGCCTGATGGTGATGAACTCTATGCCCCTGTGAGTCTCTGTGCCGGCCATCTGCAACAGCTCGAAGTCACGCTCAGAGATGCCGCCCTCCTCGAGCCTAGCTCTATCATATGCGTCCAAATCCGCCCAGTCCTTCTTGAGCATCTTCGCCATGCCGGCCATCATGTTCAAGCACATGGCTCGGCGCGTCGCATCGGTGAACGCAGAGAGAAGCGAGGCCTTCATCGTGGCATTGGCGAGCTTTGCAGTCCATCCTTCACCTATGTTGTCAGCGGCATACCTGTTGAAGTCACTGATGATGCTGTCAGCAATGAAACCAGCACGATTCGCGTACTCCTTCCAGTCAGAGCCATAAGCCGCCACAAAGAACTTCAGACTGTCCATGAAGCCGAGGCGATTGAAGCCACTGGCCACGAAGTACGACGGGATATCCGAAAACGAGGAAATGAAAGCCTTTCCAAGTTTGCCCGCCACCTCAAGGTTGCGCCAACCGGCCATGAAGTTTGCCACGCCGTCTCGATTGATCTCGATCTGCGAGGTCACGCCGCTCAAGACATTCCAGATGTCGTCGACTGTTGCACCAAGCAAGCCCTGATGATCCGAATACTTCTTCAGAAGATCGATCTTGCCGACAGTCCCCTGCGCTTGAGACGCAACGTTGTCCGCCACGCCCTTTAGCATCGTGTACGTAGCCTGAGGCTTCGGCCCGAACGACTCAAGCAATGAAATGTCATTGCTCATCTTGGCGATATGCCCCATCAGGGAACCTGTCAGACTGCTGTTCCCGAACTTCGTCTCGTACTGGATGAAGCTGTCGGCATCCTTGAAGTGGAGTACGCGATGCGGAAACTTCTTGTATCGGGCGGCGTTCGTCACTGGCAGATTCTTTGCAATCTCCGTTACGTCATCAGTCACGACGCCATTGGTAACGATGTCGTCGTAGGAGTGGTCAAGGAGGACTAGCAGCTCATCATCGGACATCCTCTCGCCCTTGTCATTCGTGAATCGCTCACGATCAAGCAGCGGAAAGATTTCTTTGATCCACGCCTCCTTGCCAGCCTTGCAGAGCTTCCATAAGTCGTGCGACTGAGGAATGTAGCCGTAATCGATCTTGCCGATTTGTGCGCCGGCACGAATCGCCCTCTCACGCATATCGTTCGAAGTCTTCTCCCATGCCTCCCATGCCGCCTTCGCCTTCGCATTACCAGTGTCCTCACCAAAGCCTTCTCTGATGAAGTCACGAACGTCAGTGGCATCCTCGACAAACCCAAACCACTTGCTATCGATACCCCGCAGGGTATCGAGCATCTGGGTGCAATACTCGTTCTGGATGCCTCGAGCACGACGATAGACAGACCGCATAATCTCGGCCACGGCAGAGTAAGCATGAAGGTCCTTCTCGTTCGACAGACGATCCATCTCACGAATGCGCTCATCCTGACGAAGGACCTGCTTCGCAATGTCCGCCCTTCGCTTCAAGGCGTCAAGCTTGACCTGCTTGACATACTCCCCGGCGGCAGCACGGACACGCTCATCATTCGTCATCTTCGCCCATGCGTCCTGATCGCTTCTGCGAAGAGAGCCCATGATTTGCCGAATGTTCGACATGATCGCGTCGCCCTCTTCGGGCTTGACCTTTCTGCCTGTGACTGAACCGATAGCGTTCAAGCACTCCTGTCTCATTGCTGGATACCTCCGTTACGCAGGATGCACTCGGCGGCCTTGCCGATGCCGGCAGCCTCAATGTCGGCCTCCTGCTCAATTCGCTGCATTTCCTTTACGACGTCTTCCATCGTCATAGGCACGCCACTGTCGTCAAGCACGTAAGTCTGATTCGGCTTTTCGGCAGCCAGGTTCTCAAGTCGAACCATGTCAGCACTCTTGCCGACAACCTCAAGCGAACGCGCACGAGCTTCCTCAATGCGAGCCGCCTCTTCCTGCTCAGCCTTAGCCTGAGCATCGTCAGCACCGCCGTTCTGCTTGCTCTCAGCATCCTGAATTACCTTCTCGCCCATAGCAGAGACAAGGTTCTCGGCAGAACGCTTCGCCTCTTCCGCCGCCTTAAGCGCTTCACGAACCGTCGCAACATCGACGTCAGGCATCAGCGCAAGGCCCGTCTTGCCTTCATCCATCTGCCTCTGAATCTCGGCATTCTGAGCACGACGCATATAGCTCATAGCATCAGCCAGGTCTAGAGGATTTCCAAGAAGCATTCCGGTACCCTCACCAAGACTCGGAACAATCGAATCGGTGAAGCCGTTGAACACTCGACCAATGGCCGCCGCAGACTTGCGGTTGTTATAAAGCAACTCGAACATCTGACGTGCCGCCGGGCTGACATCGTCAATCAAGGTACCGTCCATCGGAACCTCGCCACTCTTGAGCATGTGGGCCGCGTCGACGATAGCAGGGCCAAGGTCGATTGCACCACCAGACATCTCTCGAATCCGAATGACGTGAGGAGCGAAGGCCGCCATGGCATTTAGGACGCGCTTCATGCCCTGCTTGTCAGTCTCAACAGACATGAGAGACGTGAGCTCAGGATCACGGTATGCCTTGTAGAAAACAGCCGCCATCACACGGGCCTTCGCTGCTTCCGTCGGCTTACCATCACCGTCGATCAAGCCGCCAATGGCACTCGGCTCACCAATGTCATTAACAAAGCGATCGAGCGTAGCTCTCGTCGGCTCACCGTTCTCGTCAAACTGATACGCCTTGAGCTTGTCACTTGTCAGCTTGCTGGCATCCTGCACGGCACGTTCAGAGCCGCTCAGCTCAAGCACCGCCGACTGATTTGAACGATCGATGAAACCCGTCGTCACCTTCTCACTCGGCATGAAGCGAACCAGTACCGGACGCTTCAAATCACCGACAGCCTCTGGATTAATGCCCGTCTGTTGACGGTCGGCCATCATGTCAGCAACGTATTGAGTTGCCGTGCCACGCTCAAAGGCTTCATTGAGACCGGCAAGGCGGCCATTGCCGGCGACTGCATGCACTCGCGTCGGATCGTCGCCATAGCCATCAACCGCGCGGCCGCTCCAATCGTTCGACGTGAGGACACTGTCAGCCTCTACAACAGCGTAGGTAACAGGAATCTTCTCGCCACCATCCATCACCCAGTCCGTGATGCCCTGATAACGCTCATCAGGCATAGAGCCAAAAGAAACAATCGGAGCACCGGTGTCCGTCGTGCGACTGAAAGACACGCGGCCATACTGAGGATTAGCGGCAATCGCGTTCATCTGAGCAACAGGAGCTAGTTTTGAACGATCTCGGTTTTGCAGAACAACGAGCGAGGAATTGTCGCCGCCCATCTGCACCGCACGAGCGAAGTGCTTCTGAGAGTTCGTCAGAGCCACATCATTCATCTGTACGCCCTGAAGAGTCGCACCGACATCCACGGCCTGACCGTTGTTCAGCTGTTCGGCCGCCTGACGCTGTGCCTTAATAGAAACGTCCATTGCTTCCGGATCATTCGGATTCGCCATCGGCGCAGTCAGCTTCTGTTCATTCACGCGCTGGGCCTGCACCATGCGAGCGGCTACCACCTGAGAAGGCGTCGGCTTGACACTCTTGGCCTTCTGCTGTTCGCCATACATCCTGCGAATAACAGCTTCCATCTCCTTCGAGAGCGGAGGCAGGTCCTCGCCAGTCTCAGACTTGCAGCGATCCTTCACAGCACTCTCAGGATCGAGCCCAAGAGCCTTCTTATACAAGTCAACGATCCACTGGCCAAAGCGCTCAAACAAGCCCTCAAGTCCCTTCACAGGAGACTTGCCCTTGGACAGATAGACCTCAGTCCACGCCGCGAACCGCTCCTGATACTTGCGCTGGCCCTCGACGCCGAGAGCGTTCCAGTCCTCGACACTCTTAATGCCCCAAGAGCGCAGCAGAGCCTCACCCGCCTCGCGCAAGTCAGGATCAATGTCCTCCTTGCCAAGGACCTTCATGAGCATGTCCAAGTACCAATGAGAATGCTCATGAGCAAACGTAGAGATATCGGCCTTCGGCGTCAGTGTGATTTTCCGCTTCTTGGGATCGTAGGAACCCTTGACCTCAAAGCGCCCATCAGGAAGCTTGACAACGCCGGTGCCGTCGGCCTTAGCCTTCTCAATGGCATTGCGCATCTCAATGGCGGCATCGTCAAAGACAACCGCACACTCACCGTCAATCGCGCCCTTGTAGCGATAGCCCTTAAGCCCGTGTTGCTTCAACGCCAGAGAGGCCGCCTTCGCAGAGCCGTACTTCGCGATGAGAGCCGCAAGAATCTCCTTGCCCGTCATCTCGTCAAGAGACTTGCCGGCATAGGACACAGGCTCGACATCTTCGATGCCGTTCTTCTCACGACGCATATTCGGCTGCGTCCTGACGTCTTCATCAGTAAGAAGAGCGTGAACCGCCTTTTGCACAGCTTCCGGCTGTTTGGACAGCGGAAGGTCCTCGTGCATCATCACGTCGTCATCAGGGATCTCAACCTTGTAGACATTGCCTTCCTCGTTGCGGAGTCCTTCGACAGCGGACTTAATACGAGGAGTCTGCCTGCCCTTGCCAATCTGAGCAACCAGAGCGGCTTGCACGGCATCCATCGGATTCTCATGGCCAAGCCAGTTTGCTTCCTGAAGAGCGTCAAGGAGCTCACGAGTAGCAGGGGACAGTTTGTCCCCGGCAGAGGACAGAGCCTTCGCCATGCCTTCACGAGTCTTGACGTCCATCCCGGCAAAGACACGGCCCAACTCATCAGCTACGGCTCGATAGGATGTCACGCGGCTTCTGTAGCCCTCAGCAATCTGACGATCAAGGGAGAAGTACAAGCCCCAGCCATGAGCCTGCACACCCTCGCCAGAACCGACGTGATCAAGCGTGAACTTGTCGAACGTGTAAGCTGTACCGTGGTAAGCAGCCTGATTGAACGCATCCGACCGTCGCGCACCAACCGAGGGAGCTTCGTAATATGCGCCATTAATTTGGCGTGCCGACTCATCAACGGGATCGAAAAACGCCCGCCCATCCTTGCGAACAAACGGTTGCGACCCACCCATCAGTTGAGATACACTAACTGTACGGTCTTGGGCGACCTGCCCTGTGCGGACATCTCGTCGGTTGATGACGGCAGGAGACCCCTCGACGTAAGAAACGCCGCCCTTCTCAACATATACTCCGTCAATGCTATGAGTTACTGCTCTAGCAGGTCCCTCCTCTACGGTATCTTTTACAAGCAACTGGACGCGCCAAAGCTCCCCATTCCACGACATTGGAGCTAGGAAAACATGAATCCCTCTCACTTTGGGGTTCTTGTGGACAATATCGACGTGGCTCTCAACTAGTTTTGCTGATTCTGCGATTTCTCGGATATTCTCCGCAACGGCCATAAATGCTTTTCGCTTAGAACCGCCATCTTTTCCCGCAGACTTTTTGGCATCCGATTTACTCATTCGCAACGTGAAACCCGTATCCTCATTATGGATACCGTCTTTGAATGCCGACGTCACTATATTGATTGCCTCGCCCTTATCTATGACGGTCGGAGTAACCGAGACAACCCTCATCTTCTCGTCTGGGCTTAAACCCCTTGGCCCCATATGCCATTCGATACCCTGCGTTACCGGCATGTGAAAGCCATCAGTTGCCTGAGTGCTATCCGTCTTTTCGATCGTGTAGTCAACATCCTTCCAGTCGACGCCCGCCTGCTTCGCAAAGAGAACTTCACCAGGGGCGGTCATGCCAGCCTCCACATCAGCTTGCTCTTCCGAGCGGCCCGCCTTCATCAATTCCTTCTTGAGAGATTCGCGGCGCTCGGCAACCTCGCTTTCAAACTTCGCCTGAGGACTGCGATACCCTAAGGCACCAAAGGCACCGCCAAAGATGCCGGACACAGCAAGCTCGGTTCCAGAAATTTCATACTGCTTCGCCAGCTCACCGTAGTTCTGGTTTTCAAGAATGAGCTGGATGCCCTTGCGCTCAGCCACGTCGGTACCGATATTTGCTCCAGCACCATAAAGAGTGGACATGAGGCGGGTCGAACCGAAAGCACCCGGAAGGCGCAGGCCGATAGCATTGGCGGCAAACGACATGACACCAGCGGAAGTGCGAGTCTTCTGATCGACGCCTTCATTTTTGAGCCTCTGCGATTCACTGATGCCCATATCAGCACCAAAGGCAACCGCACCGCCCCCCGAACCTAGCGCAGCCATGTAGCCGGCCGCCTTCGGAATTGTCTTGAAGAGGCCATGAATGATTTGCGATGCCGCTCCCATAAGCTCTGGATCGGCTTCATAGTGAGCCTTGCTATAGGCACGAGTAGCCTCAGCTGCACGCAGCCAACCCTCACGCTCCTGCTCAGTACCAATGGGAAGCTCAGAGAGCGCAGTCAGAGCAGCACTCTTCGTTTCGGCCAAGGCCGCGTTTATACCAAGCCACGTGTCTCCAAACCCTTCGAACCAACCGGGTTCATATCCCGTACCAGGCAAAGGCTTCGGCTTAATGATCTTGCCGTCAAGATTCAGCTTGACATCCGGCTCAACGCTCCTGAAATAGTCGGACAGATACTCAGCCTCTCGCCTTGAGAGCATGCGGCCCGGCGTAAACACAGTCTTGCCATCAACCTCAGACCACGTTCCGCCGGCAACGCCATCCTTCCCGTTGTAGACAGACTGGTCGGAGAAGGTCGGGTGATTCGGCTTCTTGTACTTATCGCCAAGATGCCCGCGTTCATCCTCAGACATTGAGCCGGACTTGAGTTCCTTCCAAGCTCCGCGAATGTCGTAGTCGTAGGAGTCTCGCTCACGATTGTTCTCCTTCGCCCACGACTGAAACTCAGCCTCCTCCTCAGGTGTGAGTTCCGTGTTGAACTTGTCGCTGTAGTCCTGGGCCGTGACCGGCGTAATGTCGTCAGTACCGTAGCGATTGATTCGTGCCTGCCGCATGTCCTCAGCAGACATCAGAACTTCGTCGCCCGTCTTGGGCCTGAAAATCTCGTCAAGAAACATCGTCAATCATTCCCGTGGTAATCGCCTTCGTAGGCATTCTTCGGTTCCGTCGTCGGCGCTTCCAACACGCCCAAATAGTCATCGTCAAGCACCGTCGCACTCTTTCGCCTCTTGACCTGTTTCTCCACCATGTCTTTGGAGAGATCGAACGTATAGAGCCTCCCATCATCGTCAACGACGGGAGAGCTGCCATAGATCAAGCTGTATGTAATGGAGCCGTCATCATTCGTGCTTTCAACCTTGAGCTTGAGCTTCCTCAACTGTGTGGACAGTTCGTCACCAGTGAACGCAAGGCCGTTCGCATAGAACCACTTCTTTGACTTCTCGAGCGTTTGAGCATGAGCACCAACAAGGTTCTCAATGTCAGATGAGAAAACGCCCGATTCGACGCCTTGTGGCACCAGCGTCTTCTTTCCTCTGTACGAGATCACCTTGCCACCAACCGCCTGCTCTACCGCAGAGGTCATGTCACCATCGCCGTTGAGCAGGCCATAGCCGTAGAGGCCGCGCGCAATCTCAACGGCCGCATCAGCAGAATCGGGAGAGGTGAATAGACCTTGAACATCACCCTCATCCCCAATGAGCGAATAGGCCGTGCCGGTGATGCCGTGGACATCCGCATCATCAACCTTGACGCGCTTCTGGTCGATTGCATCAAGGCCTCGAAGGTATCTCTCACCAACGGACATCCCGCCCTGCAAGTCCTTCCCGAATCCCGCAAGAGCAAGAGCGTATTTCCTACTGTCCTTCGTGAACTGATTCGTGACGCTGGCAATGCCGGCGGGCCCGACAGCATTAGAGATAACGCTCAGCATCTCGCACTGCTCGTCTACGTTGGCTTTCTCAAGAGCACCGACGAGCATCTTCGCTTCAGAAGCAGAGAAGAGCGTCTGAGGCACGCACCAGTCGGAGGACAAGTCCCCGGCAACCGATATGCGGTGACGGAGCTCTTCGCCAACAGAATTCAAATCTCCGAAGTTGAGAGGCTTGACGCCATACTGCCCCGTCAAAATAGCAGCGCCCATCGGATCAGTCTTCCGGGCCTTGACGATCTCTCCTGCAGCCTTCACGCGCGCATTGTGGCCCTTCATTTTTTCCGCATAATCGGGATCCCCGGGCGCAGGCCTGCTTGCCCTGATGTCTTCCTCGATCAGGTCGACAGGCATCATCTGATAGGCGTATGTGGCCTTTGACGTGTCGAAATCGATCTTGTAGTTTGCGTAGCGCTCCTTCCCTTCCTTGTCGCCATACACCTCAACGAACTGCCCTTCCGTTAGTTCGTTTTCGTCGGCCCCGGTAGATGCCACCGTCGCGATCGAATTTTGCACCTCACGAGTCAAGGAGCCCCGCAGCTCACTCCTGCGCTGGGCGGCCATTGAAAAGGCCTGAGTGAAGAGGTCGATCTTCTGATTCTTTGAAAGGCGATCCACGACAGGAATGCCAGACCGGAAGTTGCCGCGCATTGCCTGCTTGACGAAATCGCGTTTCGAAAGCATCGTGTCACCAAGCTTGTCGGCAACCATGAGAGACAACTGCGGCTTCGCAGAGCTCCACAGCGCATTCCCGACCTTCCCCTTGATGTCGGTACTCATGGCACCGTCTGGCGTGTTCTGGAAGGCCTCAAGCGCCGACAATGGATCATCCTGCGCCCATGCCGTAAAGCGATTTGCCTGCAGCTGATCCATGTGCGCACGCTTCTGATTTGCCAAGGTCTCGGCGTCCCAGCCCATCAATTGCGCCTGGTAGTCGAGCTCCATGTCGACAGAGGCCGCCGACTTCGCGAGATAATCGGGATCCGCATAGTGATTCGCAGCGTCCGCCTGCAAAGCCTCGACCTTGGACGAGGACGACTGCATCTGGTAGTGCCTCGTCTGGCTTGCGTTCCATCGCTGAGCCTGACTTTGAGCAGACTGCATGCGGTCATAGACACGGGACTGTACAGCCTCACGTGCTTGCGGAGACAACTTGCCGACAATCGCGTTGACGTCACGAGTCATCGCCTCCATTGCGGGCTGGTAATCATCCATTGCATTGCGGCCCATCTTTGTGAGATAGCCGGTCTCTGGATTGTTGAGATGCGCGTCGATCGCACTCATCACCTCGCGCTCGGCGTCGTCGCTTTCGGCCTTGATGACACGGGCGCGCTGAACGTCTAGCGCCTTGGCCGCAGAGTTGGCCCACTCCTGCACAGGCATGAGCGCCTTCTTCATAACGGCGTCATAGTCCGTGCGATCCTGAGGCACGCTGATAGGCGAGAACCCAGAGTTACCCGAGTCCTGCACCTGAGGCAGGCCGCCCTGAAAAGTCGGAACCATCGGCATTTAGTACCCTCCGATCATCGTCTTCTTGTAGCCGGACGCAATGTCAGGGTAGTTCCATCCGCCACTGCTTTTGTTCGTGTTAAACATCCCGGAAGAACTCATGAGCATGTAGTTGCTGGCAACCTGAGAAGCACCGCCCAACAGCGTCGTACCGAACTGGTCCCACTTGTTGACCTTCTGCGCCTCGGCCTGAAGCGCCTGAGCTTCATAGCCGACGCCCTTCCACCGGTAGCCCCACGCCTCAGACAGGGCGTTCGACTTGATTTGATTGACGTCCATCTCCTTGACGATGTCAGTGGACGCCTGCATCTCGGCAGCGCTCCCCTCGCCGACTGCGATGCCGTTTGCGGCCAGCGCCGCGCGCTGAGCAGACTTGACATGCCCAGCAGCCATCGTTTTTGACACAATCGCCTTCTCGGACGCACGCAACGTTGCTTGATACTGGCGCTCCATCATCTGCGCATTGATGCGGGCAATGTTGGCCTGAGCCTGCGCGGCCGCATTCGAATGTTTGGAAATCCCGAATGACCCTAGCGCTGTAATGGTGTTTGCGATGCCCTGCGCGATGAGCATCCCGTATCCGAATTGAGCCGAGTTTGTAGCCATAGAAAAACCCTCTAAGATGCCTACACCTTAGAGGGCCTATCTACCTACACGCGCACGATCACGAGAGTTCGAGCACCGTCGTCATGCTCACGATTCTCAGTGGCAACGGGTATTTCTGCCGAACGCAGACTTGCCCGCTCTGAGACCACTGCGGCTGAATCTGGAAGCCGATCTCGTCGGTTATTGGCTCGGGCACGTTGCCAGCGAACTCCGTCGAACGAGACGGGTATTCAGAGAGCTTGTCGAACGACGGACCCGCCTGAGTGCCTGACGAATTGACCACTCGGAAGAAGACCTCGCGAACGTTCTTCTTGTGGCCGGACCCGTAGGAGCTATCCTGAAGCGCCATCGCCACTGGCAGCGTCTTCATGTCCGCCGTGAACGGAAGGCCGACGTGGACGATCTCTGCAGGATAGGTAAGCGTGATCTTCCCGTCCTTGACGACCTGTTGAGGCTCGACTGCACCATCGGCAAGGATGCTGACGGTCTCACCCTCGAGCCACGTGAGCCCCGTGATCTCCTTCTTAGCCTCGCCACGGTATGTGCCGGCACAGTCAACGTAGACGCATTCCTTGAGATCCGTGTACTGACGTTCGTTCATGCGTTCGACAAAACGAACAGCTTGCCCATTGACAGTTCGCATGACTTCCACGTAGACGATGTCCTCGTCTCCCTCGGCCACGACGCAAGCTGATTCAATTGATCCCTTTGTCTCGATCGTAGAAAAGCCGCCGACCTGCTGTTCGGGAACGTATGCCATTGCGACCATCTTCCCTGACGAGGAGACTGCCCAGACCACGGGAGACGGCGCTTTTGAGTAGGCCAGATCAACAATCGTCAGGTTGTCGAAGAGGTGAGGAGCGCGAAGACACACATCGCCAGAGATGTAGCCGCCAGCCTCGTAGTTGTATCCGAGCTCACGGAGATGCCCGCCACGGCCCGCGCCATAGATCATGCTCGAGCCTACGACAAGCGGCTGCACATTGGACGCGCCCACATATGACTGTGGTCGAACCGACATCGACTCTGGCGTAATGGCGTCTGAGTTGAGCGGTGAAACACGCCACTCGGCAGCCCCCGTCATGAGCATCAGTTGGGCCAAAGGCACGATGTGCAGAATCCTGTTCGCCTCGCGGGCCGCCACTCGAACGGCAATTCGGTCATCAGACTGCGACGGCAGGGAGAAAGACATATCGGCCTCCGTCCCCGGACGCGTGGCCCACAAGTTGTTCGGTCGATTCTGAGTGCCTCCAAACCACCTTCGCTGCTCAAAGTATGAGACAGCCCCCGGGTAATCAGGAGCCTGACCGACATTGGCAGAAAGAGACGCGCCGCTACCCGTTGACGAGACGACAGACAGGTTGGGTGACGAATAGTTCTGACCACCAGAACGGATTGTGACTGATACGACCCGACCATTCTCGATGACGGGGACAAGATCGGCACCGTACCCAGTCGAATCCGTGACCACAATTTTCGGGACATCGTGGGACGTCGTCAGCGGGAAGCGGTAGAGAGTTGCCAACTGCCAGTGCCTGTTGTGGCACTTGATCACAAGCTTTGGGTTATCGTACCCAATGCCTCTCGACCGTATCTCGATACCCGTCACGCAGGCTGTGCGACCACCAGAAGCAGGCCCGCCAGTTGCGGCATAGGTCTCCCCTGTGATTAGCCTGATATCCGCCCCAGAGCCATGGCCGTTTGGGTCTTCAATCTCCCACGTCAGGTTTGCCTTGCTTTGTATGTTTACCGGGAGGCCCGTACTCTGTTGCTTATAGCCTTCGCCCCAGTCATATTCGCAAACGTTGACAAAGTCCGTGATGTACTTGGTCGGCTCATAGCCGCTTCCGCCATTGTTCACTCTGACGGACGTGATGCCCTTGGATGAGTAAAAGGCGTCATCGTAGTGCGGGGGCGTTATGGACGCATCTGGCGTGATGTTCTCATCGATGATCTGCGTCGTGTCGGTCTGGCCGACATACGCCCATACGCCGCCCTGATCTCGATAGACGCGATAGAGACCCGCACCCGCCACCGCATTCCACCTGATCGTGTTGTACGAACCGTCGCCATACGGGTTGCAATCAATCGTCACGGATGAGGATCGAACCGACTCCTCGGTCCCGTCGGCAAGCAATGCCGTCACGGCGTAGGTTCTCTTGTAGTCGGTCGGATTCGTCACGTCCTTGTTGATTGTCTGAGACGCAGACAGTCCCGTAGGCGCAGACAGCGACGATCCGAACTTTATGTCAACCAGACGCCAGTCCGTGGCCCCGTAGCGGCGCAACTCCTTCGGCGGATAGTTCGGATGAACCAGTGTCATCACGTCGGCTGACTGGACGTAGTGAATGTCAAAGAGGTCGGCCTCGATGTACGGCGTCTCGATCTCATACGGTTGTCCATTGTTGCCCAGCACGGTCTGCCCTTGTGTGTGAAAGCGGACATACCTCTCGCCGAGCTCTAGCACCATCGTCTGCGAGATGGAAAAGTTGAACGGGATGAGTCTGGCCTTCTTGCCCGCGTGCTTTGTATGGTTGACATACTTGAACCCCGGTCGCATCACGATCGGCCCTTGCGGCTCGATCAGGAAGTTCTTGCACAGCGCCATGCCGGTCTGGTACTTGCCGTCATCGATGCGGGCAAACATCGAGGGAGAGACCTCTCCGCCGTTGAAGGCGCGTTGATATTGTCGAATTGCCATCAGATTACCCTCGCACGCAAGCCGGACGGCAACGGCCACTCATCGCGACGACGATGAACAGACATCTTCGAATCAACCGTTTTGGCTCGAGAAAGCGCAGCCTCATACTGCTGCAGGAGACGAACAGCCGCGTCGCTCGAACTATCCGAGCGCTTGACGGGGCCAACAAGAAAGGACGCAAGAAGGATCACCAGAGCCTGCACAAAGTATGTCGGGAATACCGTTGCCGTGTCTACATAGGAGACATATGTCAGCACGACATTCGTCGCATTCGTGAAGACTGCACGGCCCGAGTTCGACTCATAGAGCTCGACCTCAAAGTCAAGCGGCAACCCTTCCTTGCCGACTTCAGATACGCGAAGCAGACGCACGCAGTCGGACGGCAGGAGATAGCCGTGCTTCCACTCATAGAGATCCTCGTCTACGTTCGAGAGCTCGACGCCTCGTGAGCGCCGAATCGCAAAAGACCAATCGTGCTCCTCGTAGAGTTTGCGAAGAGCAAGCGGATACCACCGAGCGCAGTGGCCGGCCTGAGGCGATCCGTCCGGCGGCGTGATGGATGTCACATCACCAGAGTCGCCCAGCATTCCGAGCGCAAGGTTGCAGATGTCTACAGCAGTTGCCATAAAGAAAAAGCGGGACGTTTTCCGCCCCGCCTCCTGAAAGAATTTTCAGCTGTTCATGTGTCAGGCGGCAGCGCCCGGCAGGAACTCAATGCCCTCGACCTTGTACGTCGTCGGGACCTCGATGACGTCGCTCAGATACGCCGTCATCGTGCCGCCCGTAATGGAGGTCGGCGTCGTCTTGAGACGAACGTATCGTCGATGCTTGATCGGCATCGGAAGGGCAATCCCCTTCTTCGTGTCGGCAGGTACAAGAGTACCGGTCTGAACGACAGGCTTGAACGAGCTGTTGTCGTCGGAGTCCTCGATCGCGATGACGATAGAGGTGCCCACAAGAGCCGTCGGGAACTTGCAGACCACATAGAGCGGTCGATCATTCAGACCGGTCGTCGGAGCCTTCTGAAGGAAGTCAATCACATTGGACGTGATTGCAGTCTTCGCGTCAGCCTTTTCACAGAAGGCGAGCTTGATGTCCATCATTTCCGTTTCCTCCTTAGAGCGTCAGGACAGCGCCCTTGTTGGACAGAATGTCCGTGCCAAGGCGATGAATCGGAACACCACGGAACGTCATGCACTTGCGGCCGGCAACCTCATCCTGAGACAGAAGGACATTGTCCTTGTTCAGAATCTGGCGAGCCAAGAAGCTGCGGGTGTTGTCGTTCATGTAGAAGGCGACACGACCCTGCTGCTCGTCAGGCAGGCGCTCAAGAGCATCAATCATCAGATCGAGGAGGTCAGGGCCCGTCGTGTTCTTCTTCGTCAGCTTCGTAGAGTCGATGTTGGCGATGCGAACGACGCGCTGCGGATCGTACATTGCGACGCCGACGTCCCATGCGAACTCGGTAATTTCCGCACGGAAGCGCTTGCCATTGGCGTCAAAGGCGTACTGCTCACCCATGTTTTCCACGGAGAGACCGGCGCTCGAGCCGTTCTCCGGATAGAACAGATAGGTGCTGGCAGGATCCCAATTGATGAGAAGGATGTCCGTCTGAGCATTGGCCGTCGTACCCTTGGCATCGATGATTCGATCGGCAAAAGCCTCGTTCGTCGGGGACACGATGTTGAAGATGCCGTTGGGGTCGCGCGTCTCGAGGTTGCTGTCGCCATAGAGCACCTTCTTGAGCACGGATCGGGAGAGGCCGCGCATGAAACCTTCATCCGTGCGAAGACGGAAGGCAGCACGCTCATTGGCCTTTCGCGTGTCGAGAAGGGACTTGTCAACTTCGGAGCGGGAGCGAACCATGGCGGCAGCGTAGCGAACATCAGCACCCGTAACGCGCTCAGCATCCCAACCTTCGTTGAATGCACGCACCTGACCTTCCGGGTAGGACGTCACGACCTTGCCGCGATCACCGAAGCCGTCATTGCCACGCTGGATGACAGCCTGGTCAAAGAAGCCGTTGTAATCTCTGATGGTGTGGATAAGCTGGCGCACCGGCTTATCGCTAGTAAGACCTTCGAAGTCCGCCAGAGTGATCGGATTCGAGTCAGTCACAACATTCGGCATTTACTTGCCTCCTTTCATTGCATCTTGGTAAAACTGCTCGGCGGTATATTGTCCGTCTTCGGCAGATCCGCCACCGGGGTACTTCGCCTCGCCGAAAGCGCGTCCGATGCGGCTCAGCAGTCGCAAAGCGCCCGGATGGTTGCCCATCGGAGAGCTTAGGAACTCCTGAATGTCCGCGTCGATCTTTCCGTCGGCGTTACGTGCGAAGGTGTCGCGAAGACGAGCGATGTCAGAGAGCGACTGCGTGAGCTTCTGGCCACCGAACTCCTTGTCGGCTTTTGACTGTTCCATCCACTCATTCGAGATCTCTGCGATACGTTCAGCAGAGCGCTTCTGAAGTACGGGAGCCATCTTGTCAAGGAAGCCTTGGGCCTGATCCTGACTGAGATTGAGCTCCTTCGCCACGCCTTGGAAGGCCGTGCTGACTTCTGCATCGAGCTCGGTACCTTCAGGCATCTTGAAGTCCTCGTACTTCTCGGGGGCGCCCTGCTTCTCGCCTTCGCCCTCCTCTTTCTCGGCACCCTCTTCGCCTTCTGCCTGACCTTCAGCACCGGCTTCGCCAGCCTCACCGTTGCCGCCTTCCTGCGGCTCGGCCTGCTGCTTACCCTCGTTGCTTCCGGCAGACGTCAGCAAAGTGCCGGCATTCGTGTCGGACTCCTGTGCGGCAGGAGCGGGCGCAGTGCCCACACCACCGGTCGGAGTCTGTTCAGTCGCTTCCATTCGCTTCGTCCTGCATTAATCTGTAAGCATTCGCATCCACCGACATGATTCGATCAAGGAGCTTCAGCCCAACATTGCGCTGGCCCTCATTGAAGGCCATCACGGCAATGTCACGATCAAAGCTGTTTCGGTAGATGCCCGTATCGGAAAGTAGCTGCCACAGGACAATGCGTCCGTCGCGCGTGGCCAGTACGGCCTTCAACGCATTGGCGATCTTCTGTAGCCTGATCCTTTCCTCTTCTCGAGCCTCGACCTCCTCCCTGCGGAAGGGATCGCGCTCAGGTGTCATGATGTCAGTCGTCATACTTCACACGCGCACTTACTGCTGTGCCATTGCCGCAAGTCCCTTAACGGCCTTGCCGGCCATCGTGGAATCGTCGGACGGAACACGGCCGAGCTTCGCCAGAGCGTCGGCAGACTGTTGCATCTGTTCGGCCTGCGCCTGCTGTTGCTGGGCCTGCTGTTGCTGTTCAATCGCCGCCTGCGCCTCATCGGTTGGAACGACAACGGACGGAGCAACAGAGAAATAGTCCGCATACTCGTCAACGAGGTTGAACGCGTTGAGCTTCTGCAGGATGTTCGGGTTGACCTTGGCGGCCTGCATGACGCGACTCACGAACTGATCGAGACTGTTGGCACGGATCGCGCGTTGAGAGCGCGCCAGCATGGACGTGTACTCGACCGACAGCTTCTGCCCTCGGAGCTCTTCAGGAGGCGGAGGAAGCTGTCCCTGACGCGCGAGGATGTCAAAGCATCGCTCGATGAGCGGACGCAAGACCTCCTCGTTGAGACGAGAGAGCACGGGCCCGAGCATCATCAGCTTTTCCTCGTGACGCTCGGCCACTTCGGTAGCCGTCATCTGCCCGTGACCGGCATTCGCGATCATCATGAATAGGTCAACGTTGAAGGCCGAATTGATGCGACTGCGAACGTCGGCAATGTCTTCGCGCAGGTCTCCGAGCGGCAGGTTCACCGCGAAAGCAGGCTGCACCTGATTGCCCGCGCCCGGATTGTCGATGTAGGAGCGCCCACCAGGCAGGAAGTCGACCTCATTGTCTCGAGCGTCTGCCGGCATGATGAGCGGCGGATTGACCATGTAGTCGACCGCATTGCCCTTCTGCACCTGATGGTGATTGAGTTGAAGCGCGTCACCGATTGCCATCATGCCCGGCGCTTCCTCCGAGTAGACGTCAGAGGCCGATGCGCCCCACCGTCCAACGACAGCAGGGAAATCGCGGTAGCCGGACTCATCAAGGACGCCTGATGCATCCTCATCATGGTCGACCTGAATGACGACAGACCTCCACGGCATGTTTCGGTTGTCGAGCTTGCTGGGATCACGGTCGAAGCGTGGCTCTATGGCGTGAATGCAGACGAAGGGCTCATCTACCTTACCCTCGTCGTAGTTGGTCAGAACGGCGCGAGACACGCGGTCCCGCCCGTAACGAGAGACGAGCTGCCCCGCCGTCATCGTGAAGCGACGATAGAGCGTGTCGGGGCGGCCTCGGAAGTCACACCCGATGCAATACTCACCGCACACGAGAGGATGCGCCACGAAGCTGTAGACGGGGTCCTCGACGATGACAAAGGCCGCCACGCCGAAGACGCCGACCTCTCGCCATGTGTGCTGCAAGGCCTGATAGATGTTCGTCTGAGTGAAGGCCATCTCCATGATGCGCTGGACATCATCAAGCCAGACCTTCACGGCGTGCGACTCATCGAGATCAGGAGAGCCAGTCGTCAACGAGAACCACTGCGACGACGGGTCCGTCATGCCGGACATTAGACCGGCCTGCAGAATGTTCGCAGCGCGGACCGCCGTCGAGTCATAGATGCGATTCCAGCGGTCCCGCCCCTCGTTCGTCTTTGATTTGGTGTACAGGAAGCGGCCAGACGCAGGCGTGATGTGGCGACTGATCTCGAGCCACTGAGAGACATAGGGCTCACGCTCTACCTTCAGCCGCTCCCACCTGCGAAGGACACGCTCACGCAAGTCCTTATCCTTCATGGCTTACCCCAGTTTTCCGCCAGCACCAAGGTTAAGGTCGCCAACACCGCCCGCCCCCGTGAGAAGCGTCGATCCACCGCTCAAGCCAGAATTCATATTCTGCTCGAGGATAGAACCTACATTTGCAGAGCTACCCTCCTGCTTGCGCTGCTGTTGGCGCTGCTGTGCGGCCTGCTCCTTTGCCTGCTGCTCGGCGCGCTTGGACGCGGCCTCTTGGGCCTTTGCCTGCTTGTTGCCTGAATAGACCGAAGCGGCTGCGCCTGCCGCCGCCATTGCACCTGCGGCCCACATAGCCGCCGCACCCGTTAATGCCATAACGATCTCCTACAGTTGTTGCCAAAAAGTCACTTCGGCAGGACGGCCGAACATTTTTTCCATCGCCTTTTCCGCGACGGTTTCCTTGCGAACGCCCCAGTAAAACCCAAGGCATCCATGAGACGCCGCCAAAGCTGACGCCGCCTTCATCAAGTTCTTTGCAACACCGTGGCCACGGAGTGCTGGCGAGACCCATAACAGTTCGGAGCGAGCCACAACTGCGCCCTTTTTGATGGGTAACGGTGTCTCGAAGAAACTCACGACACCAACAAGATTCTCGCCATCAAATGCACCGATGCTGTAGAACGTGCCGCTCAACTCACAGCGGAAGTACATCGCCTCGTCAACGTCCGGCATGTACTCGACGTGTTGAACGTCCTTCTTGTACTGTTCGACGATCGCCGGCCATTCGGGATTTCCCCAAGCCTCCCGGCACGTGATTCGTCTGATACTGATAGACATGATGAATACTCCTTAATGCGCACATCCTCCCTCAGCAACCTCAACACACGCGCACTACCGATACGGATCACGGCTTCTGATCTCCTGGCGTCGACGCCCAACCGGCGGCGTCGGATCATCCATGTACTCGTTCATGCGGACCGCGAACGTGAGTGCCAGCGCGTCGGCATTGTCTGGCGACGCCATGCCGCGCTTCTTCATGTCCTCTTTCTTCTCGAGCAAGATCTGATTCGTCGGCGTGTAGCCATACTCGACGCCGGTCAGATCGGTCTCGAGGTCGGCATCCTGAGGCAAGCAGCCGCCCTGCGCAATCCATGCCTTCATGCGGCCCCACATCTCTGCACGCAGGTTCTTATAGCGCTGCGTGTTGACCGCGCCCGCACCGAAGTTGATCGCATTGACGGGATACCCGTTGTGACGAAGCCAGTCGACAGGTGATGCACCAACGCCTCCCGTATCGACATTGATAACGATCTTGCGGACGCCGAGCTTTCGCAAGTGGTTGAAGTGCTCAGCCACCTTGGCTCCGAGCTCGTGCCCGTCTAGGCCGTGGAACTTCTGCTTTGCGATGGAGCGCCCGTCAAGAGCGAAGCGCGTCCAAATCACCGACGCGTCATCACCGAAGCGCGCCACGTCAACGCCGATGATCGCTACCGTCTGCGCATAGTTGACGACGCCCATAGGTCGCTCCATGGCGGCCTGGACGATGTCACGAGGAATGAACTGCATCGAAGATGTCGACGGGAAGATGCCTCGAACACGGACCTTGAAGAAGTCCGAGTCCTCGCCATAGTCCTCTTCCCACTGCTTGAGCAATGCCTTGTTCGAGATGCCGACGGTACGCGAGTCGATGTGTTTATGCCACCAGCGATGACGATGCTTTCCGAAGCAATCGAAGAAACGACCGACGGAGCGCGTAGGGTTCCCGAACGCCGTCCAGATGATTTGCGTATCTCGGTCAGTCACGGCACCCTCGACGACCTCCCAAATGATGTCTGCAATGGAGGACGCTTCGTCAAAGACGACAAGGATTCGCTTGCCCTGATTGTGCAAGCCTGCGAATGCTTCAGGGTTCGACTCGCTCCACGGGATCGCGTCGATGCGCCACGTCTTGTCATGTCCAGGCTGTTTTGAGAAGATGCTCGTCGCCGTGAAAGTGAACCAGTCCTTGAAAAGGCATAGGTTGTACCACTTTGCCAGTTCGGCCCATGTCTTCGTTCTCAGCTGCGTGTCGGTATTGGCCGTCACGACGCCGCGCGTGTCAGGGTAGGTGCAGATAGCCCACAAGATCAGCCACGAGACCGTCGTCGACTTGCCGATGCCGTGGCCGGACGCGACCGCCATTCGAACGACATCGCCCACCGTCGCCCCCTCCGCAAGCCGCGTCCCGATCTCGGACAGCAGCTCCTCCTGCCAGACGTCTGGACCGCTCATGCCCTCGAGCATGCCCTTACCCCACTGGAACGCGCACCGCACGAATCGCAGAGGGTCTTTTGAGCATTCACCCGCGACCTTCACCATTGCCCTGAAAACACCGCCCTTCGTCGTCAGATCAAAGTCACTTGTCTGCATTGATGATCCCCAGAAGAGCGCCGGCAAGAGCTCCGATCGTTTCGTCCTTGTCCTTTTCCTTGCCAATGCCGAGGCACTGCGAGAGTGTCTTGAGCGCAGCATTCGCACCCGCAGCGTCGACGGGAACGAGAATCGGGTTCCCGTCCAAGTCGAGACGCGGTTCCCCAGCTAGGTCGAGCGTCGGGACTCGTCGCGCACAACACTTGGCAAGCTCCTTGAGCTCTGAGAAGACGAATGCCGCATCGACGATCGCCTCCTCCTTTGCCGGTTGGCGAAGAGCCTCCACAGCGTCTCTGACCTCAACATTTTTCAACAGCCTGCTGGCGATTCTGTCGGCCGTTTTGGCGCTATATCCTGCCTTCACAGCGGCCTCAGACGCATTCTTGAAGCCTCCTCTCGCATATTCATTGACGAACGCCTGCTGTCTCGCATTCAGCATTCTCACCACCTCCTTAAAAACGTTTTCCACCCCGCAACAGACTGACATCGACGACGCCCAGAGAGATAGTCCCGAAGCGTTCTGATCGGCATATCAAGCATCTGGCTTATCTGCCGATAGGTATACCCCTGCGCCCGCAACTGACGCGCATGCTCTACGTCAGCGTTCAAATAGCGAGCGTTCACATGATCCTCGCCGATTGCCCGTCCGTTGTCGTTCACAGCTACAGTCATCCGGTGCTCGGAAGTAGCGTGGATATTCGAGCTTGACCTTTCGGATTGCGGCATCGATGATCTTTGCTCGCCTGAGCGAGTTGTCCCACGCGACTCGTCGCGCGTCGGCGGCAGCTCGAACAAGGCAAGCTGACGCCACTGGCGGAAGGAATCCAGAGACTCCGAGTTTTTGTTTTTGGTCATTCATCAGTGTTCCTCTCTCCAAAAGAGATCGATCTCCACGCGGCCGTGGGGACGGTCAGGCTCTCGGACTGCGGGCTCGAGCAGGTGGAAGCACCTGTCATCGATGCGCAGTGCCTGAGCGATGCCGTCGAGTGAAGACTTGAGCGACGCGATCAAGTTGTCCTCGTCACGCGCCCGTCGGTCAGGCGGGAAGAACGTGCATCGATATCCGATGCTCCCATCCGGCACGGCCCGACGGCCCTCTGCTTTGCTGTATGCGGCGGCAAAA